CCCCCATGCCCAAGTCGTTCCATTTCGTCGAATACCTAGACTGTGACTGCCCCCAGCGCTTACTTGACTCCAGTCTGTAAAGCCGCCAACAACTGATACTGGAGATGATCTGGAAACTGTGCTGTTGTCACCGAGGCGACCGTATGTCCCAGGACCCCATGCCCAAGCAGTTCCATTAGTACGAACACCTAGACTATGAGCGTTCCCAGCGCTCACTTGACACCAGTCTGTAAAGCCGCCAACAACTGATACTGGAGAAGATTTATTCACCGATGTGTTATCACCGAGACGCCCGCATGACCCACCACCCCATGCCCAAGCGGTTCCATTAGTACGAACACCTAAACCGTGGAGGTATCCGGCACTTACATTACACCAATCTGTAAAGCCGCCAACGACTGATACTGGAGAAGATCTGTTGACTACGGTTCCGTCGCCAAGCCCACCTGTGGCATTATATCCCCAAGCATAAATGTCTGGGCGATAGTTAAAAACTTCACTAGTGAGATTATTAAACCAATATCCGTCTACCGCGTGATAATAGCGGTTTTCATCATTAACATATATCAGTCTTCCTGCGTATGTTACTGCGTTTGGCAAGTTAGCAAAACTTGCTACGCTAGATACAGGATTACTTAGAATAGTTAGGGCACCGTTTGTTTGGCAAGTTTGTAACGCTGTAAGCCCGCCCCCGCTTATGCAAGCACAAATTTTATTTACGAGATTTTGTGAATTTATCATAAGCTTATTATCCCTAGACTATGGTCGTTACCTGCACTAACCGCGCACCAGCTTGTAAAGCCACCAACGACTGATACTGGCGAAGATCTATTAGCGACAGCATTGTCTCCTAGACGACCACATGTCCCGACACCCCAAGCCCAGACTGTGCCATTAGTTCTAACACCTATATTATGGCAGCATCCTGCGCTTACTTGGCACCAGTCTGTAAATCCTCCAGAGACTGACACTGGAGATGATCTGGAAACTGTGCAGTTGTCTCCGAGGTTGCCGCAGCAACCATTCCCCCAGGCATATAAAGTTCCATCAGATCTGCGGCCAAGGCTGTGACACCCACCAGCGCTTACCTCGCGCCAGTTATTAAAACCACCGACTACTTGTACTGGAGAAGATTTAGAAACTACCGTGTTATCACCGAGTTGACCGAAAGAGTTTCCTCCCCAAGCCCAAACGGATGAATTGGTACGCACTCCTAGTGCATGACCTCCGCCAGCACTAACCTGACACCAGTTATTAAATCCTCCAGAAATTAGAGCAGGCGAAGATTTAGAAACTGTGGTACCATCCCCAAGACGGCCAGACCCGGCATTGCCCCAACCAAACGCTTCACCGTTTGCTCTAATTCCGATACTAAACAGTGTGCCTGCGCTTACACGACACCACCCTGTAATACCGCTAATTACTGATACTGGTGAAGACTTTGCGACTGTAGTGCAGTCACCTAGCTGCCCAAAAGTGTTTGCCCCCCAAGCCCAAGCCGTTCCATTAGTGCGAACACCTAGACTATGATAGTTCCCAGCACTAACTTGGCACCAGTCTGTGAAGCCGCCAACTACTGACACTGGAGAAGACTTGGTGACAGCAGTATTGTCACCAAGTTTACCTAAAAAGTTTGAACCCCAAGCCCATGCTGTACCATTTGTACAGACGGCCAAACTATGACATTCGCCAGCGCTTAACTGACACCAACCAGATGGTGCAGTTGATACCGGAGACGATTTAGAAACTGCTGTACTATCACCTAGTTGGCCAAGATTGTTATTTCCCCAAGACCAAATTTTTCCGTATGTGGTATCCTGCCTTAGAAGCCTGCCGTCAAGTGTTAGCCACTTAAAATTAGAACTTACCGCAAATACGTCTATATCGTTAACGTAATAGATCATTGCGTTTGGCGAATCGTAATATTTAAGATTCGGCAATGAAAGTACGTCAGATACAGTGACAATATTAATCTCACTCAGTGCAGTCATAGATAAAGATGTTGCTAATACGTCTTCAACAAGATATGACCCGGTTTCATACGCAGTATTAACTACGGTCGTTAGTTTTGATACCAAACCTGGTTTATCGATTGGGGGCATATTATTCTACCATCTGTTCCGCTATTTGTTCACCAATAGATACCAATTCTTCTTTTGATGTCGCTGCATTAATTTCATCATTAATTGTTTTCTCCCAGTCAAAGCAACTTTGAATATAACTCGAACCGGCAGAAACAATAGAACCAAGATCGCTCTTTGTAAGAGTGAGCCAACCTTCTGGGAATTTCCAATTTGCAACTTCTTCTTCCGTCATAATAGAATACTTCTGTATGAAAATATTTCTTCCGTCACGGCTAGTATCTAGACTAACTTCGGTACCTTGTATATTTATTTTCGTTCCAGCTGTTTCTTTTTTCCATCTTGCTTCGGCCGCTTTAGTTTTAAAATTATCGCGAGCGAAATCAACTAGTGTATCTACTACTTCATATACTGCGACCGCCTTGTCACCGGAAAGATCCCACTGTGGTCCATAGTAGTATTCTACCATAGGATTGATTTCTGGTCTCTGTTCTTCTACTAGTGCAATTCTTGTGTCTTCATTAATAATATATGGAAGAGTTTCTGGCGCTACTCTAGGAATGCCAGCCGTGACATTTTCTTTTTCTAGAGATCCTTGAAAAATTGCGCGGTTCCAATCCATTGGTCCGACAATTACTCTATCGTTATAAACTACTGCATACATTTATTTTCTCCTTTGTAATTATCATTATACGAAATTTGTTCTTCTTAGAGCTAAGCTGTGATAATTGCTAGCGCTTACTTGACACCAGTCTGTAAAGCCACCGACGACTGATACTGGAGAAGATGCATTGGCAGGCGCACCAGATCCTAAAACGCCGCAAGCAGCAATTCCCCATGCCCAAGCGGTTCCATTCTGGCGAACACCTAGACTATGATTTGCTCCGGCACTAACCTGACACCAGTCAAAGAACCCACCGACGACTGATACTGGCGAAGATTTATTGACTGTTGTTCCGTCGCCTAGTTTCCCGCAGAAAGCCGCTCCCCACGCCCAAGCGGTTCCGTTAGTACGAACACCTAGACTGTGAGCGGACCCAGCGCTAACCTGACACCAGTCGGTAAAGCCTCCAACTACTGACACTGGAGAAGATTTATTAACTGTTGTTCCGTCACCAAGGCGACCATTGGAGCCGCAACCCCAACCCCATGCAGTTCCATTTTGGCGAACACCTAAGTTGCGACCGCCACCTGCATCTACCTGACACCAGTCCGTAAAACCGCCGACGACTAATACTGGAGAAGACTTGCATACTGTAGTGCCATCGCCAAGAAGACCGTAACTACCGCATCCCCAAGCCCAAGCGGTCCCGTTCCGTCGAACACCTAGACTGTGACTGCCCCCAGCGCTCACTTGGCACCAGTCTGTAAAGCCACCAACGACTGACACTGGAGAAGAGAAACCACCGGTTCCATCAATAACATTAATGGAACCGTTGAAGTTGTTACCTAGTACCCCATGGCACGGGTTTCCCCAACCCCATGCAGTTCCATTAGTACGAACACCTAAGTTGTGGTCATCCCCGGCACTTACATAACACCAGTCTGTAAAACCGCCGACTACTGATACTGGTGAAGATCTACCAGAAGAACTTGGTAGAACAGTGCAGTTATCACCGAGGCGGCCATATGCACTACACCCCCATGCCCAGACAGTTCCGTTAGAGCGAAGGCCAATACTGTGACTACCACCGGCGCTTACTTGACACCAGTCTGTAAAGCTACCAATGACTGAAACTGGAGAAGATTTATTGACTTCTGTATTATCACCTAGTTTACCTCTGCCCCCACCACCCCATGCATACGCAATTCCTTTATTTTCATCGATAAGATTATACCAGCCAGTTCCAGTACTCCAATAAATCCTTTCATCCGCCGTTACGAATACTAACAGTCCTTCGTTAGATGCAGCTGAAGGTAAGTTTGCGTATGTGGCAACTTCTCTTACCTGTCCTACGGCTAGAGTTTGGACTGCTCTTGATAGAAATAGGTAATCGAGTGTATTACTTGAACTGTCGATTGCTTTTTGGAGTAATATTTGAAATTGTGCTAAGTTCATACATTCGTTCTCCTAATTGCTGCGCTAGTGACAAAAGTACTTACCTGACACCAGTCACTAAATCCTCCAGAGACTAACACAGGCGAAGATTTATTAACTGTTGTATTATCACCAAGGCGACCATTTGTGCCGCAACCCCAAGCCCAAGCTGTTCCATTTGTGCGAATACCCAAACTGTGAACACCTCCAGCACTCACTTGGCACCAATCTGTAAAACCTCCAACGACTGACACTGGAGAAGATTTAGCAACTACAGTGTTATCACCTAGTAGACCTCCTACCCCTTGCCCCCATGCCCACAGGGTTCCATTCTGACGAACTCCTATGCTGTGAACAAATCCGGCACTAACCTGACACCAGTCGGTAAAGCCACCTACGACTAACACAGGAGAAGATTTATTAACTGTTGTTCCGTCACCAACCTGCCCACGGCAACCAGTGCCCCAAGCCCAAGCAGTCCCGTTCTGTCGAACTCCTAGACTATGGTAGTTACCTGCATCTACCTGACACCAGTCACTAAAACCGCCTGCTACTAATACTGGCGAAGATTTACCGACTGTTGTTCCGTCGCCTAGTTTCCCGTTGATTGCCGATCCCCACGCCCAAGCGCCCCCACCTTGGCGCACTCCTAAATTGTAGCATTCCCCAGCACTTACTTGACACCAGTCTGTAAATCCACCAACGACTGACACAGGAGAAGACTTATCAACTATTGTATTATCACCAAGTTGTCCGCCAATACCAGCACCCCAAGCCCAAGCGGTCCCGTTCTGTCGAACTCCTATACTATGCATATATCCAACGCTTACCTGACACCAGTCACTAAATCCTCCAGAGACTAACACAGGCGAAGATTTTGAAACGTTTGTGTTGTCACCAAGGCGACCATTTGTGCCTTGACCCCAAGCCCAAGCAGTTCCGTTAGTACGAACTCCTAGACTATGGTTGTGACCTGCATCTACCTGACACCAGTCGGTAAAGCCACCAACGACTGACACTGGAGAAGACTTATCAACTGTAGTGCCGTCGCCCAGTGGGCCACAAGTATTACATCCCCAGGAAAAAGCTGGTGAAAAATCCTGAGCAAAAGGCGCCCAATAAGTTCCGTTAGTTTTGTATAGGCCGTCAAACTCAACCAAGTATAATTTATCTCTGCCTGTTGTAGCAGCGTTCGGAAGACTTGAAAATGATGAAACTGATTCAATAGTACCAAGTTCTAACAATTTTATTGCTTTTGAAAGCATCTGCTGATCAATCGTAGCATCGCCGATTTTTGATTTAAGATTGAGTATTAGATTCGTTACGTTCATATTAAAAACCCTTCGTACTATCAGATCTAACAGCTAAGCTATGATTACCATTTGTATATATACTTACGCATCTCCAACCGGTTAGTCCGCCAGCGATTGACACTGGAGAAGATTTGTTTACGACCGTGCCATCACCAAGACGACCAGTTGAACCCTGTCCCCAAGCCCAAGCGGTGCCATTTTGGCGAACGCCTAGACTGTGCCCAAGCCCGGCACTTACTTGACACCAGTCCGTGAACCCGCCGACGACTGACACTGGAGAAGATACACTAACTATAGTTCCGTTACCAATGCGTCCGTCAGCGCCAGCACCCCAACCCCAAGCAGTTCCATTCTGTCGAACACCTAGACTATGATTTGCTCCGGCACTAACCTGACACCAGTCGGTAAAGCCACCTACGACTGACACAGGAGAAGATTTATCAACTGTAGTGCCGTCGCCCAGTGGGCCACAAGTATTACATCCCCAGGCCCAAGCGGTCCCGTTCTGTCGAACACCTAGACTGTGAGCGGTCCCAGCGCTAACCTGACACCAGTCACTAAAACCGCCAACAACTGATACTGGAGAACATTTATTGACTGTTGTTTCGTTACCGAGACGACCTCCACTACCACAACCCCAACCCCAGGCCGTTCCATTTTGACGAACACCAAGTATGAAGTGTTGACCGGCGCTTACTTGACACCAGTCCGTAAAACCGCCGACGACTAATACTGGAGAAGACTTGCTTACTGAAGTTCCATCACCCAGCTGACCACATGATCCCAACCCCCAGGCCCAAGCAGTTCCATTCTGACGAACACCTATACTATGATTTGCTCCGGCACTAACCTGACACCAGTCACCAAAGCCACCAACGACTGGCCTAGGTATGATTCTATTAACGCTAGTACAGTCACCTAGTTCGCCCCCTGCGTTACAGCCCCAACCCCAAGCAGTCATATCACTGCGAACTCCAATATTAAATCCATTACCAGCGCTCACCTGACACCAGTATAAGACATCACCTAAGACTGACACTGGAGAAGATCTGTTGGTTGTGGTTCTGTCACCCAGCTGGTTATCAGCATTGCATCCAAATGAAAAAGCAATATTTTGTTCAATACTAGCAAAATCTCTTGACCAAGCTGTCCCGTCGCTCCAACGATAACTGCAAACGTCTTGAAGAAAGATCCAACGACCTTTGTTATCAGCCGCAGCTGGAAGCGCTGCGCAGTTAGCTACGCACTTTGTAAATCCTTGATCAAAATCTTGCATTACACTCGCGAGTTGCAACTGCTCTAGGGTTGTTAACGCCCCTGCTACATTTGTATTTACTTCATCTACGAGTGGTTGTATTCCTACAGTCATTATGGTAGCGCCAACGTTGCCAGAGTTCTTGCAAGTTCGTCAGCACCACCCCCTAGCGGGCCCCACGCAGTCCCGTTAAAACCTTCGAATGTTGCGTCCGTTGTGTTATATCTTAATTGGCCAGTTACACCCGTCGGTCTTTGTAAAAGGGTACCGGCTGGTACTTTAATTGCCGTGGTGCCATTTATATCTATGTATGCGGTGACGTCATTAATGATCGTCGTACCTTGAATCTTAATTGCCATGCTCATCTCCTTCTAGAATATATACTTGGAGACAAAGCGGCGATCACTGATTCAATCATCAAGCCATCTTCGCGTCCACGTAGGATACTCGGCTGTCGTGTATATTTATTCTTTTTCTAAACTCTTTAT